CCCGTTCCTCCTCCTTCTCATGAGAGAATGGCGGTAATTTGGAGGAGAAGAAGGCTTCTATCGGTAGACTTCCGGTAGAAGTACAGGAAGGACGTGATATTTTGACCCGTGAGGACACGGACAAGCTGTTCGAGCTATTTGCTTTCTACCGGCCTAAAGACCCTCGCCTCAGGGACAATGCTTTGCGGGCTGTTTGGGCGCTGACGCTGGCCCCTTACTCTGTGGACGATGTGCGGGAGGCGGTGGTGAGCTATTTTCGGACACAAAAATACTGGCCTGACCCGACCGATATCTCCTCACGATGCCCGCAGCCGGAGACGCCGAAAACACAAAGTTTGCCGACTCCAACCGCCCGTTACAGAGACCCTGCGGTGGAGGCCCTGCGGGAGCGGTGGCAGGAGCTGCGCCGTCAGCGCCGGGCCGCCGGGGTGCCGGACACTTGGGAAGAGGCCCAAAAGGCAGGGCTGACCTGGGCGGCCTGGATGAATATGCTTGACGAAAGGGGTTTTGCCCTGTGAATAAATACGGCAACAAGAAGGCCGTGCGAAACGGCATTATCTTCGACAGCCAGAAGGAGGCCGCACGGTATGACCAGCTCATGCTCCGGCTTTGTGCCGGAGAGATTCGGGATCTGAAGCTCCAGCCGGAGTTCACACTCCAGGAGGCGTTCACGACACCGCTGGGCGAGCGTGTTCGGGCCATCAAGTACCGGGCCGACTTTGCATATGAGCGGCCTACAGAGCCGGATTGCACGGGCGCCGTCCACTGGCTGCCTGTGGTGGAAGATGTGAAGGGCTTCCGAACCAAGGAATATGAGCTAAAGAAAAAGCTCATGGCCGGGCGCGGAATCCATGTGGTGGAGGTGTAGGGCATGGACAAGCACTGTGCTAACTGCATCTACAGGTGCTATATCACCGCCGGGCTGTACTGCTGCGACTACATAGGCTGTACCGGGCATGCACGCTCTTTGATCTGCCCGCCGGGCGCACGCTGCACAGAGAAAAAGACAGTTCAACGCACCCCGCCGAATCCAAACGGGAGGCCAAAGGCTGTATTTGACGAGGCAACATGTATGCAACTGTACCAGAAGGGCATGAGCGATATCAAGATTGGGAAGCACTTTGGCTTATCAAAAAATCCAATCGCCGCATGGAGGGCTCGGAATAACCTGCCATCAAACAGTAGGTCTCCGCAAGCCAGGATGGCATTTCTCAATGGCCGCTGATAAAGGAGGAACCGAACGATGGACGATAAGACGCGCGCCCTGCTGGGCGACCACGAAGCGGCCAAGCGCCTGACGGATGCGGGGGTGCTGCTGCCGTGTCCATTCTGTAAGGGAGAAGTGCGGAGAGTAATTGGTTTTGGTGGCCTGAATTTTTTCAGGTGCAGAAAGTGCGGGGCGGTGGTGAGCTTTGACAACGACTATTTCAATGAGCACCCGAATGAAGCCTGCCTCGCCTGGAACACCCGCGCGCCGATTCTGAGCGCGGAGGAATTGCAGAGATTGGAGGCGCTGAACGATGGTAAGGGCGATTAAACCTTGCCCGTATTGTGGAGGAGAGGCCAAAGTCAGACGGGTTGGACGGTGGAGACTGCGATTCTCCGTTTTTTGCTCCCGCTGCGATAAATCAACTATACCTGGTTCGGCCTGGAAGCTCACAAAACTTGGAGCGATAAGAGAATGGGACAGTAGGTGGTTGCCCTGCGGGAAGGAGAAAACGGATGGGATGGATACGTAGAGAAACCGAAAAGGGTACAACTCAATATATCTGCCCGAATTGCCACGATTACCATGAGTTCCGAGAGGACTTCGGGGAGCAAACGTTCAACGAAAATTTTGTTTTCTGTCGCCGCTGCGGAGCAAGAAACGGAACAGGCACTGCGCCCCCCCCTCACCCCGCCGGAGGTGTCGCCATGAGACACCAATATACCCGCGCAGAGCTGGAATCCATCACCCAGGAGACCGCAATCTACATTGAGGGAGCAGGGATAGCCCAGCTCCAATGGGGCGGCCTGGAGATTGCAGAAGGGTGCAGGGATGGATATCTGTACTGCAAGCACATCAAGCCGTTTGCAATGGAGTTGTATAATAGGTACTGGACGGCCTGGGATGGGCCGCCGGAGGAGGAAATCTGATGGACATTGAGAAGCTGATTGAGCGGTTGCGCACCGACAGCCTATATGCTGATAAGGCGACACTGGAAATCATGGACTTGTGCATGGAGGCAGCTGACGCCCTCTCCACGCTCCAGGCCGAAAACGAGAAGCTGCGGGCCGAGCTAGACGACTTGCGCATACAGTGGGATATGTACGGCGGGGACGTGGGGATTACTGCCGTATACGAGGAGCTGGAGCAGGTGAAACAGGAGAGGGATGCGGCGGTCGGCGACATGGAGGCACTGATGTGGTACAGCGGAGAAGGTTGCCAGATTTGTGCCAATGCCGTTGAGGTACACAAAAGGCCGTATGTCCGATTGGATTGTAAACTGGGGTCGGGGATTGATTGCAAGCCGAAATGGCGCGGCCAGAAGGAGGGCTGACATGAAGCGGCTGACATACTTTGACGGCGGGAAATGGCGGCTCAAAATTGGCGACACAGAGTACAGCGGAGAAGTCGCAGACCGCCTCGCCGCCTATGAGGAGACTGGCTTGGAGCCGGAGGACTTCAAACAAACATTTAGTGAGGATACTATTTTGAAGTTGGCTGGGCAAGCCCTTGGCATAACGCCTGACCGCCTCCGCGAACTCAAGCAGGCCGGCGATGAAGGGCGGTGCATGGTGCTGCCATTCAAGCCTCCGAGATGGGTGTATATGTGCAGTGCGCGATTCCCCAAACCGGCAAAAGCCCATTATGCAAGCGCCATCAATGTGTTACAGGATATGGACAACGGGTGTGTATTTGGGGACACCCCAAAAGAAGCCGAGGCCGCACTACGGAGGGAGCAGGAAAAGGAGAAGGAGGACGAGTATGAGACTAGTTGATGCGGATAATGCACGAGAGTGCTTTGGTGGTGATGGGGTGACTGGAGCCGTCATGCAGCGGATGTTTGATAGCCTGCCCACCATCGACGCTGTGCCTGTGGTAAGGTGCCGGGAGTGCCAGCACTGCAAAGAAACAGTGGATTATAAAGGCCCTGGACTGTTTTGCTCAATCTGGGGTAGAGAATGGCAACGAGTACAACCAGACGATTTCTGCTCCTACGGCCAGAGAAAGGAGGCCGACCATGAGTAGCCTGATATTTATGGACGCTGAGTGCCCCAACTGCGGCGGGAGCTGCGGGAACGGAGGGCGTGGAGATATTTTCTACTGTCCCTCCTGTGGCTGGAAGGGGAAAATAAAGGGCGCCGAAAATGACATGAAATTTATCGAGGAATATATTCGGTTTTGTATGGAACGGGATAGGAGGGCCGCCCATGAAGTTTCGGAATCCTGAGACAGGGGAAGTATTTGAAACTCATTGTGACACGTGTGGGGCAGGAAGCTCTGGCTGTAAGCTGGTTTGGAAAAATGTCTCATGCGGACGACTAAAAGAAAATCCCCACGACGCCGCCCGCCTGATGGGCTACGAGGTGTTGGAGGATACATCAACTGATACATTAACTGGTCGTGGGGATGCATTAACTGAAAATGAGGATACATTAACCAAGGAGACCAACATAGACCATTTTCGTGATCTCACGAAAATGGTACGGAGGACGGCCAACATGGCCAATGCGGTGGAAGGTATGTGCTGCGACTGTGCTTACGGCGGCCCCTGCTGCGCTTGGGACGAAAACGAGGATTGCCAACACAAGAAAGAGAACGGCACTTGCTGGGTGCCATACACAAAGGGGGAGGCCAACCTGGACGAAGCCATCGAAAAGTACCTGAAAATCAAGGAGGAGGACAACAAGTGAATAAACCAAGAATTGCGCAGGTGCTGGGTGTTGAGGTAGGCGAAGAATTTACATACGATTTCGGCGCAAATCAGGTAAATAGAGGCGCCTTCAAGATTGGAGCAGACGGGAAGCGATATTATAAGACGGGAGATCTCTGGAACCCTTGCTACAATGAGGATGATTTGGCTGTAATTATCAACCACCCAGACCGCATCATCCGCAAGTCAAAGCAGGAGCAGGAAGAAAAGAAAGCGGATAAGCCATTGAAGGATTGGACGCTGGGGGACGTAAAAATGGAATGCGCCTCTCATGACGACTGCGAAGGATGCCACTTCCATGGCAGTGCATTTTGCGATCAACGCGGCGTACTTTGCCCTGATGAATGGGACTTGTCCGAAAAGCCCCGCTTCACAAGGCAGGAGGTGGAGAGGGCGAAGGCTATCAAGATGATATATCCCAATGCGTATCGCCTAGAAAGTAGTGATGTGTTTGTGCGAGTATGGGGTAAAGAAGAAATCCTTTTGGCTCACGCAGAGGTTGACCTGTTCCCCTCCCTCTGCCCCGGCCAGCCTGTCGAGCTGGACGAAATCATCGGAGGTGCGAAATGAACGCTGTATTAGCCAACGTCAGGCAACTGGTGGACGTTGAGCTGGCTGCCGCCAATGAGCGGTTTCCGCAGTTCCACAGCCAGCATGAGGGGTGGGCGGTGCTAAAAGAAGAAGCAGAAGAGGCCGAAGAAGAGGTAAGCAAGATGAAACTACTCTTGGAGTGTGCTTGGGGAAATATCACAAGTGACCTTCCGGCCAATGAAGATATTAGATGCTTAAAACAAAACGCCATCAACGCAGCCTGCGAGGCCATTCAGGCTGCGGCCATGTGCCAGAAGTTTTTGGATATGGAGGGCTCCATCCACGACGGGGAGGGCGGACAATGAAGTGCGAGAAATGCGGAAAGGAAATCGGGCATCTGTTGGTTGATACTTTCCTCTATGATGGGAGCGACACCGACATTGAACAGCCCATCATTGAATGTGAACACAACGCCGCCTACATCGAAACTACGCAGAATTGGACAGGATATGATCTGTCAGAGGAAGAAATGCTCGAAACGATAACCTGCCCGCACTGCAAACAGTTCCCATTCAAGAGCAAAGAGATACAGGTCTATGATGTGGTGCGGGTGGTCTGCTTCAAGACGGAGGAGGGCGGACAGCATGAGGAGTGATAGCCCTTGAACGAGTTCCCGGAGAGGCTGAGAAGGTTAAGAGAAGAGAAAAGACCAGTCAAAAGCATGGTGACGGTTTCGGAGCTATGCGGGCTACCGAGTGGTGCGGTAAGAAAGTATGAGCGTGGGGAGGCGCGTCCTAATATGGCGGCCTTGATTGCGTTGGCTGACTACTATGAGGTAAGTTTGGACTACTTAACCGGACGAACAAATTTCAGGTAAAATTTTTTAAATTGTCCTTTTTTGGACAGCAAAGAAAGAATCTTACTTTAAAATGGGAGTGTGGGAGCGTGTGCCCCTGCGCTCCCATTCCCCTTCCTCCTTCACACGGATGGGGTGGCGTCGGTGCATCTGCCGCCACCCCCTCTGTGTGCAATATGCCGCCGGTCGAACAGCCACCCCACGATCCGGGGCTTAGGGGTCGCACCCCTCTGGCGGCGAATGACGGTGGAAAGACACTATACTGGCGAATCGGGGTCGCGTATCTTGCCAGTGAAATCACCAGCGGCCTGCCAGTAGCCATAACTGGCTGACTCCGGGTGGAATGGCAGCCTTTGAGAGTCAAAAACGCGCTATCCCGCTGAAAACTACCTGTTGTGGCGTGACAATCTAAGCGGGAAGCGTACATAAACGGCCAGATAGCTCAATGGCAGAGCGGGCGGCTTTGACCCGCAGGATAGTGGTTCGACTCCACAGCTGGCTACCAGAATTGCGGCGTATCTCTCCGGAGTACGCTTGCCGGGGCGGATGCGTCCAAACCGGCTATATGTTGCCCCGCAGTTGCAGGAGACGGGGGAGGCACCAATGAGAGGAAACGCATGGCGGGATATTCCCCCGCCGCCTCTCCAATCAAATCGAAAGGAGACCTCTCACATGAACGAAATGAAGCTCTTTGAAAACCCTGAATTTGGGGCGATCCGGACGGTTGAAGTAGGCGGAGAGCCCTGGCTGGTGGGTAAAGACGTGGCTCAGGCGCTGGGGTACAGCGACACGTCCGACGCACTAAAGAGGCATGTTGACCCGGAGGATAAGCTGACCCGGCGTTTCGCCGACTCAGGTCAGAGCCGAGAAATGTATATCATCAACGAGAGCGGCCTGTACTCTCTGGTGCTGTCCAGTAAACTACCGGGGGCGAAGAAGTTCCGCCGGTGGGTCACGGCGGAGGTGCTGCCAAGCATCCGCAGACATGGCCTATATGCGGTTGACCAGTTGATCGAAAATCCTGACCTCGCAATCCAGGCGTTTTCTGCTCTAAAGGAGGAGCGGGAGAAGCGAAAAGTTTTGGAGGCGGAGAAGGAGACTAACCGACCGAAGGTGCTGTTTGCGGACTCCGTGGCTGCCTCCAATACATCCATACTGGTTGGAGAGCTGGCAAAGCTCCTCAAACAGAATGGGGTGGACACTGGGCAGAACCGTCTCTTTGACTGGATGCGGAACAACGGATATCTGATCCGCAGAGAGGGCACGGATTACAACATGCCCACACAGCGCTCGATGGAATTGGGCCTGTTTGAAATCAAGGAGACCAGCGTCACCCATGCCGATGGGCACATTACAGTCAACAAGACCCCGAAGGTGACGGGGAAGGGACAGCAGTTTTTTATCAACATGTTTCTAGGTTAACAACCCACACGGGTGTATCGCTTAACAGACTGTGACGGCTGGCCGTATCCGAGCCAGTGCTCGACAGTAGGCGGCGAAAAGCATTTAAAAGCATTTAAAAGCATTTCAAAAGCAAAACGAAAGCAAGGGAGAGAGAAAGAAAAGGTCCCCCTCTTGAT